TTCCATCGGCGCATAGATGCTTTTGCACGACTACCTTCTCCAGCTTTTTTTGCGATAGGAGCCATCCTAGCACAGAAACTTGCCTTCCGTCCAGCGTCTTTTTCGGTCTTCGGGTTGGGCGCTGGCGGCTTCAGCTTCGAGCCGGTCGCAGCGTTATACTTCGCACGGCCCTTGGCAGTCAGTCCCGCGCCTTTGGCAGCGGACAGCTTCTCCCCACGGCCAACTGACAGCGACACAGACTTTTTCTTGTCCGCCATGCTTACGAACCCATCCAGCTTGTAGAAATTCCAGATGAAGAATAACTGCTCATGCGCCTCTTGTCAACGCGTGCTTCGCGGTGTGCAATAGGAAATGCAAACGTCACTGCGATGGCGTCCGCAGCGTCTGGTGAGGCCAGCCCGCGCGACTTCATGTCCTTTTTGCTTTCGAGGAAGATAGTGCCCTTGCTGTCAGGCTTTATCTTCGGGCTTATCAGGTCCGTTTTCAGGAACCTGTCATTGGGTATATGCGCCGTTTTCAGCCAATCCCGCATGGCACCCCACATCTCAGCGCGCTTGTTGCCGTACATCATTTGCTTCATGGCCTTATTGCCGAAGTTCACGCCGCGTATCTTGTACCGCTGCTCTTTCAGCCGGTCTACGATGCCTGCCCCTAGCCCGCCTTCGTCGATGACAACCAGCGCGGGCTTATATTCCTCTATCGCTTCGATGACATGGCCGACCACTTCCATAGTGTCAGCGCCCTTCAGCCGCTTGATGGCGATGATGTCACGCCCCTGCCGCACAGCGATGACGGTAGCGTCAGCACCGAACCGTGCAGGGTCAACACCGATAGCGATGGGTGCCGTTTCGTCTTTATGCTTGGGCCGTGCCATCGCGTCGTCTACCAGATTGACGCCGATGAACTGGTCGTCACCTTCAGACGGGAACTTACCGAAGACTTCGACGTGCGCTTGGTAGCTGTCAGGCCCATATTCGTCGATAATGCGCTGGTACAGGTTTTTGTCTGTACCCTCGACTTCGCGCGCGTCGATGTTGCGCGTCTGCCAGAACGCCCGCTTGCTGTGGAATGTTTCGTAGAAATAGCCAGTGTTGCGCCGCGGGTTGGAAAAGGCGACGTGAAAGCGGTGCGGCGTATTCTCTGTGAAGAAACCGTCAGACACTGACCAGATGCTGTCGGGTATACCGCTGGCTTCGTCGAAGATCAGCAGCACACCGTCTTCGTTGTGCAAACCTGCGTAGGCATCAGGGTTTTCTTCCGACCATAAGCGCCCTTCCACGGACCAATACCGTGTACCTTTTTTGAGTTCACGTTCTACGATCTCAGTTAGCCATTTGGCGGGCATAATTCGGGTAGCTGCAATCTCATACCAATGGCTGTTAATAGCCATTGCCAACCACTTTGTGATTTCCGCCCATGTAACTGAACGTAACTGCGCTTCGGAGTTAGCCGAAACAATCACAGACCCCCCTATGCGGGTGGACATCATCCAGATAACTAACCAACTGACCAGCGCCGACTTGCCGATACCGCGCCCGGATGCAACGGCTAGACGAAACGTATCGTAATCTATCTTGCCGTTGTTCTGTTTAATATGGTCACGTATGGAACCCAGCACTTCACGCTGCCATTTGCGAGGGCCGGCGTGTTTCTCTAATGGTGTGCCGGGTTCGCCCCACGGAAAGGCTAACAGCACAAACGCTAATGGGTCGTCTTTAATCGCCGGCGTCCACAAACGAGCCATAAGTTCGACTTCGTCGCCTGCGCTGTATCTAGGTGCCTGCATTATTTTTCCTAAACGGGTATAGCGTTTGTTCCGCTGCTTGACGGGCCAAAATAGCCTCATCTTTTGTTTTATGCCAGCCTAAGCTTTGGCATCCTTCACGAGTGTGTATGCGTGCTTGCCACAAACTGTGCGTTTTGTTCCATGACACGCCTGTAACGCCTGACTGTGAGTTGCGTTGCACGCGTCGGTTCTGGTTGTTCTCGTGCTGATCCGCTTCACGCAAGTTGGCAATCCGGTTATCGCTGGGCGTTTGGTTTATGTGGTCAATGTTTTTAGCGGGCCACACCCCATAGCAGTACAGCCATGCCAGCCGGTGCGCTTTGTACAGCGTTTCGTCTAAGCGAATTACAATATACCCGTAACGGTCGCGGCAACCCGCTATGCTACCTTTGGGTGCGCGGTTAGACCGGCGTATGCGCCAGCAAAACTCGCCTGTGTCGGGGTCATATTTTAGTAGTTTTTTAAGTCGTTTTTGCGTTATTGAGTTCGTAGCCATTAACAATCTCCGTTTGTTGATCGGTCAGGAGCGTGGGGGGCGTTGGCGCGCTCTCCACTTCCGTATATAAACCTTCTATAACACGCGTCTGCGCTTTTTCCAAGGCAGCAATTACGCTGATCTGCTGGTCGATGTTTACGTCAATCTGCTGCTTGGCTACCCAGCCGTGCTGATGCTTCAGTATTTCTAGCGCAGCCTTGCTGTCGCCATCGCGCGCCGCTTCATACATGGTCTTAGCCGCGGTGAACTCACCGTCGGTCCGACCTTTGATTTCAGCCATCTCCACCAGCGGGTCAGCGTCGGCCAGCACGCGGAACTGTCGCGGGGTTAATCCAGCGGCCATCGCAAGACTGTCGCCCTTGAGGCCGTAGCGCGCAGCTTCATAGATTGCCTCTAGCCGCGCCTCTGTGGCTTGCGTCCGCTCAGGTGTGAATGGCAGTGAGTAGAAAGTCATTGGGTCGCATACTAATCTACTGGTCGCAGATACGCAACAGGCTTTGATGCAGTGAGATTTTAAAAAAATAAAAATTGTTTGCGGACGGTGCCCGTGACAGTCACGCGGCCACCGGCCCCACCCGGGGGGCCTCCAGCCAGCAGCAAAAAACGATCGCCGATCGGCTCGCAGATTTCAGCTTGGCCTTTCAGCTTTACGTTAACGTCAACGTAAAGAAAAACACATTGCTGGCTAGCTATGCTGCGGTGCAACATAAATCCACTGGGTCATCTGGGTCATGCGTTTACAAGTCGCCGATGAGTTGAGTGATCGAGGCCGATCGGCGCAACGATCGAGGCCAGTCGATCGGCGTAGGTGTGTTACGTGACTAACACGCGCTGGGTCATCTGGGTCATCGGATTACAAGTCATCCTTATAATACGTATATTGTAACCATATAGGTTATATACATACTTTTTTGATACTGACTTAACATTCCATTACCCAGATGACCCAGAATCCTTGGTGACGCGCACAAATCCGGCGCTTTTCACTGGGTCATTTACGCCACTTTCAACGCCCAACAAATGACCATTTCGCCCAGTTTGATCGCCCAGCTTTTCACGCCTAATATTTCTGGGTCCTTTTCTGGGTCATTTCTGGGTCATGTTTTTCAGCCGATGACCCAGAAATTACCCCCATAATATTTGTTGATAACTTTTTTTACCGCAACACAATTTGTTGTTGACACTATAGTTTGAGGGTAATATAAGAGGGTATCAACAACGCAATGGAGTGAGAAACATGCGATTAGCCAACCTTACCGCGTTCGAACGTTACGCCGCTAACCTTGAACGCCACAACATATCTTTCGCCGATAGGCTTGCCCGCCTTGACGTAGCAATCGATCATTCGGCGCTTTGGTTATCGCCGCGCGAATATAATCGGTGCAACGCTTTCGTCTCTAACTACGCAACACAAGGGGAGTAACCATGAAAAACTATTTTGATACGCTTAACGCCGCGCTGGACAGCGAAAGCCTACTAGAGTGCTGGCCGATCACAGCCAGCGTTCCCTACGGCGCTACGGTCGCGCTTGCTATCGCTGGCCGGTGGATATCCATTTATCGCGACGGCGTTACCGGCTTGTATGAACGCCCTATCCACTACGCAACGCGCATGGCCGACACCGGCCTAATCCACCTTTAATACCACCACCAACAGTACAGTAAAGGACACTACAGCATGACTACCGAAACTATCTCAATCTCAATCTCAATCTCAATCGACGCCGGTTTCATCGACGCGGCTATGCAATGCGTATCAAAAGAAGAAACGCGTCACTACCTTAAGGGTGTTTTTCTGGACGCCCGCGGTTTCGTCGTCGCAACGAACGGTCACATGGCATTCGCTGGACGTTGTAACGACGCGTTTAAGCTGCAGGACGTTCGGCCAGCGTATGACATGAACGGACACAACCTTGCGGGCGTTATTGTGCCGTCTGAGGCCGTCGTGCAAGCTGGCAAGGCCGCTGGACGGTCGAAAGGCCTTTACTACGTCGTGGAACGCGACGCGCAAGGCTTGTGGTGGATTCTATACGGCAACGCCCGCGTCCACTTCGCGCCTGTTGACGGTGCTTTCCCCGAATGGACGCGTATCGTGCCGAACGCGCCTGAAACGCTTGTGCCTGGACACTATCAACCCCAATATATCGCCGCGCTTGGCAAAATGGCACAAGCGTTGCGCGACGGTAAGAAGGACGGCGCTACTCAGTTTCGCTTGCACCAGAATGGGGACAACCCCGCGCTTGTGACGTTCCCGCGCCCTATGCAGAACCGGAACGACGAACGCGGCCCGCGTAGTGATTGCCTTGCCGTGCTTATGCCTATGCGGACATACCCCGAAGAATACGCCGCTGCGACGCTCACCGAAACGTTCATCAAAAACTAACACCACCGGAGCGCGGAGCAATCCGCGCCGAGGATGGCGCTAGTGCCACCAATAGGAGTGAGAAACTATGACAGACAATACTTGCAACGGATGGCGCAATGCCCACACATGGACAGTAAGCCTTTGGTTCGGTGACCATTGGGCAGAATTAGCGGAGGATGGCTTTGACTTCTCCCCTGAATATCTGCGCGATATGGTCGAAGAATATGTTTACGATCTGATCGGCAAGGATAGCACAACAGCCGGTTTCATCTGGGATATGCTTGACCTTAACAGTGTCGATTGGGACGCGCTGCGTGACCATTACGCACCAGCGGAAGCGGTAGCATGATCGCCCATATCGCCGCTTTAACCCTATTCGCTGGCGCTGGCGCGCTGGCGATATGGTCAATCATTTACACACTGAAAGGAAACTAAACCATGACTAACAACATATTTCGCACTGTGCGGGAATTACTCGAAAACCGCGACTGCGTGCTAATGGGCAACGCCGTCAACAATGACGGCAAGCTATACGACGACAGCGTCGAAAACCTTCATGCGCTGGATATGCTTGAACCGTCCCTGCGCGGGCTTGTGGACGTATGTGTCGCAAGCGGCATGGAATGCGCCGAGCTTTACGAAGTCATAGGCCTACTTGGCTTGGAGGGCGAATGAGATGACACACGACCGTAACTACCTGCGAATGCTATCTGATAGCGAATTGACGCGATACGCGGCGGACAACAACACGACTGAATTAGAGATTGTCTTGCTGGATTGTTTGGAGCACCTGATAGACACCCAAGAGGAGCTGGAGGCGCTGCAGATACTATATGACCGCCTAGTGGCCGAGAATAACGCCCTGTTGGACGATATGGCCGAATGACGGCGCTATTAGCCGGTGCCGCCCTATTCCTACTCACCCTATTACTGGAGGATTAAATGACCTACTATCAAATCGCAATCGTTGCGCTGCTAATCGCGCAAACCGTAGCCCTATGCGTCAAATGGAAAATGCAAAAGAACGACGATTGGTTCCGCAAGGCATGGCTGCGCGATAGCGCCGAACTGCTCTATTGGAAACGCAACGGCATTCTGCGTGATCCATTGACAGGCAAATACCGCAAGAAGGACAAACGCTAATGGACAGGAACCTACGCGCTAAGATACGCCATTTGGCGGGCTATATCACCGACAAGACGGCGGTTATGCAATACATCAACAGGGAACGGAACCTTAACCTGACGTTGCAGGACATTGAGAGCGCCTGCACTGGACGCAATCGCGACTTCCGCCCCAACCTACAGCCGATGACGCCCTCGCCGCTGATAACGACGCACAAGCAACAAGGTTATGACGACCTAGCTAGGGCGCTGTTCAAATACCATGCCGATCGCGCACATGGCCCTGACCGCGCCTATTGGCTGGCACGGCTAAACGACCGCCGCCCCAAGCCGACCACCACCGTAGAATTGTAAGGAGACTGAACCATGTTTGAAATAAAAGTTATTGATCCATCCGCTGACGATGACGAAAAAGGCATCGACGCACAGCTTGACCTGCTACGCGTAGCAGCCCGCGCATTTAAGAAGCACGAACGCCTCAAGGCTGAAATGCAGGCCCATGAGCGGCACATGTCGCTAATCTGCCAGACATACGGTAGCGTCTATAAGGTCTGGGGCTTTAGGCCGGAGCATCTGCGCCAAGCGTGCGTAGCGCGGGGGCTGCTGAAATGAACGAATTGCGAGAACAATGGGTGGTTTGGAGAGAGGACGGGCGCGGCTGGTATCTGGTAAACGACCCTGAAATAACGTTCGACAGCCAAGAAGAAGCCGACGCATACTGCGACGAACATAACCGCGCATTGGCAGGCCAAGCGGCCATCACGGAGCGCAAACGGATTGTTAATTATTTGCGGACTAATCCCGACCCCCTCGTCCGAAGTTGGATAAGCGCACGGATTGAAGCTGGCGCACACTTAAAGGAGTTAGACGAATGAGACCGATGATTTACCCAATGGGAACGCTAGAGATTGGTGAGGTTGGCACTATGCCAGCCGCCAAGCGCGGCGACGCCAAGCGCACCAGCCGCAACGCCAGCCAGTATGGCATTCGGAACGGAAAGACGTTCAAGTGCCGCACTGTTGAGGGCGTGACCTTCATCACTAGGATTGTCTGATATGACTAAGATAAACTACCGCATGGACGCCAAGACAGGCAAGCCGTGGAAGATATACCCCAACCATGCCGTCGTCCTGAATGATGACGGATCGACAGTGACAGAACATTACGATGAAAACGGACGGCTTTACAAAACCACCGCTAATGTAGTCCCCTACCCTGAAGATTGGAAACCAGAATGACCGACATTGAACAAAAAGCACAGGCGATGGTCGTTGAGGTGCTGAAAGAACGCGGGATACCCGGATTTTGCATAGTTAACCGCCAAACCGGTATGGTCGAAGAGGCCCTATGCCGCGCCATCGAACAGCACGAAGCCACCAAGCAGGAGTTTGACGACTTCAAGCAAGAGGTGAGCGATACGATACAGGCCAGGCTTGCAAAAGACGGCGCAATAGTCAGGAACTACCTTGACCAATTCATCATCCCCGCGCCCAAGCCTGACCCGCTGGTGGCTGCGCTAGAAGGTGTGACGTTCGACCATTACCCACCTAACGACGCCAAGACTATCCGCGCCGCACTGGACGCCCGTGGGCTGGAGATAAGGGAAAAGGGACAGTGACCCTGCGCCAATTCCTGTTCGATAACTTCGGCTGGGATATTTACGATTGGAATATTGATGACATTCGGTTCTGACACACGCAAATCTAAGCACGGCCTCAATGCAATGGCTGTCGGTGAGGTTCGCGTGTTCGACACGCCAACCGAACGCGACAAAGACATCCTGCGCCGTTCGGCGCACAACCAAAACGAGCGGACGGATCGCTTCTACATGACGCGCTCCAAGGGTGACAAGCTGACAGTCACACGGCTACGGTGACGCACAAATAAAAAACCCCTGCTTATGGAGTGAGGACACAAGCAGGGGTTTAATCAGGCCAGCGGAGCACTGCCGACCCTAAACGTATATCATCGCACGTTAAGCCATGTCAATTCTTGCCTATGTTTGGCATGATGCTTGGCTTGGGCAAATCCTCTACTTTGCGGCGCAACTCTGACTTGTTCCGTTTGCTAACGTCAGGTGATACAAAAATATGCTTCTTGGTTGGGTATTCAACGGAAGCGATCCGCCCCATGTCGATCCAGCCAGCCTCTTTTAACGCGTGCAGCAGCGCCGCCTGCGGTATCTTTACGCCAGCTGGTACATTGACCGCCAGCGCGTCACAGATGCGGTGGAAAGGCCCACCGATGACACCATCAGCAAACACGCCTGACCGCGTCCGCATCATGTCCACAAGGTAGCTCTCGGCCACACTCATGCCATGCTCGACCATGTTCATCTTCCATTCGGTGACAGGCGGCGCAGCGGCAGGGTTAAACCGAGACACGTCGCGCTGATGCAGCCAAGCGGCGCACTTCTCATAGCCGCCCGACTTATACCAGCCCCACAGCTTATCGGCTGCGGCTGGAGCCATACGCGGCGCGCGCGTCCACACGCAGAACCAACGCCTGTCTTGTGTTGGCAGCGTGATAGGCAGCGGATCGTTCGTGTATGCAATCACCATCAGGCGGTTGACCAACTCATACGGGTGCATACCCTTACGGTTGACTGACAGCGTTTCAGGCGGCGCAGCAATGAGCGGCTTCAGCTTGTTAGCCATAGCGCGACGTTCACGCGCCTCTGGTTCCTTTAACTCGTTCAGGATGACAACTTCCGCCTCAAGCGAATAACCCCATTGGCTGTCTAAGCCGCCGGCCTCAATGACTGACCTGTTACGCCAGTGTTGACCACCCAGCGCCCACAAGAACGGCTGGAACATACTGTCCTTACCGACGCCTTCGTCGCCGCCGATCAAGATGGCATGGTTAATCTTGATATTAGGATGCTGTATTTTGAACGCCATAGCGTCAAGGATGTGGTCTAACTCCTCATCGTCCGCGATCAAGTCACGGCAATGCTGGAGCCACGGCTCGACGTCATGGTCAGCAATCTTGTCGCTGTCCGATACGTCAGGGCGAGCATCAACCCACCGGTTGCCGTAAACTAAGCCGTCACGCGTCACCAGCGTGTCATCGCCAGCGGCGAACGTCACGGCAGCCAGCGCAGGCGCGCCGCGATCCTGACGGCGCTCATCAAAATAGATGGACGACTGCACACGCTGCGTTTTCTTGTGGATTGAACGGCAGTCAACGTGACGGAACAGGGCATTAAAGACGTTGCGGGCTATCTCTTGGCGCGTCACCATGTCAAAATAACAGTCATCGGACTGTATATAGGCGAAACGCTCGAACCACTCGCTTTGTTCCAGCCGTCCAGCTTCTTTTTTCTCGACCTCACGCACACGCGCTGCGGCTTCATCGGGGAACGCTTCGGTTGGCGCTATCTTGTCATACATCGACGCCATGCGTTCAGCGATTAGTTCGTCACGCAAGCCCGGCGTTACCTTCGGGCCGCCCTCGTTAGCTACCCAATCAAGAAAGGTGCGGCTATCTAAGTTCTGGCAATGCCCATGATAGCAGCAAAACGAGCGGTCGAGCGGCTTGTAGCGCGCCTCAATCATGCCGTCGCTGTGTTCCGCATGATTAGGGCAAACGATGGCGCACCATCCTTCATTGTTCAGCGTGCTAAGGACTAGGTTGTTTTCACCAAGCCATGTCAGGACGTTGTCCAGCCCAGTGTCGCGCAACTGCACGGCTTTATATTCGGCTGTGTCGCCTTCCTCTGGCGTGACGTCCAGCGCCTCGCAGATTTGGTCTAGCGTATATTCACGCTCAGGGTTGAACGATACCAGCCGCGCAGCAAAGTTATTGCGTCCGCGCTTCAGGTTGATGCTGCCCGGAATGCGGCAGTTGCGAACGGCGTTAGTCGCGCCCGGATCGGTGTAGCCAGCATCGGCGATGGCCTTGATGGCAGCGCAGAAGTCGCCTTTGTTCGGCTGTTCGCTGAATGCGTAGCCCCACTGGAACGAACCTTCGCTAGTCTCCAGCACCCATGTCGGTGCCAGCGGCGGTTCTTTCGACTTAGTGCCGACGTCGTCCAGCATCATGAACAATACATACTCGACGTTGCTGGACTTGGCCGACGGCTTGCCGTCTACAAAGCGGTCAACGATGAACGAGCCTGTGTTGACATACCATGCCTCGCCTTCTTTCATGCGGGTCTTTTCTGGCAGGAATGCAGGGAACGTCGCCTTCGGCGCGCCGTCTGCGTGGAATATCAGGTTGCCATCGCTGTCGTGCTGCGGCTTTTGACGCACAACAAGGGCTGTCTCGCCCACATTGTCCGTCGCCAATCCTGTTATATACTCTATGAACTTCGTGCGATCCTCACTCATCGCTTGCTCCTTTATTTGCCAAATCTGTCGCGGATTTTACCTTCTACTGCAAGGGGCAATCCCTGACCCCATGCAGGCGCTTCAACCATTATCTGCTGCACAGCGCGCGCTGCGTCTTGTGCATCTTCTTCCGCGCACTCCACAATAATTTCATCGTGTATGTGTGCTATCGCTTGGAACCCTTTTTCATCTAGCCGGCGCAGCGCCGACCGCAAAATATCGTGAGCGGTAGCCTGCGTCACGTTTTCGCAAGCCAGACCGCGCCACAGCCGCCCTCTAGGCCATTCCTTAGCGTCTGCGGCGGGCTTCCATGAAGCCTTAGCGTAGGTCAGGTTGCCTTCCTCGTCGAAGCGGGCGAAAGGATAACATAACACACGGCCAGACGGAAGAGCATACCAAAGATGCAGGCCATCAAATAAATATGTAATCCGCCCCGCGGTAAACTCACGGCCCTTGTTCCGCATGGCGCGCATATAGGCGTCTTCCAGCGCCGACCAAAAGTGAACCGCCCACGGGTTTGCCCTGCGCCATGCTTGCACTACGCGCTTCGCAGCGCTTTCAGGTATATTTACGTTGTATATCCGGCCCATAGCCGCAAACGCACCTACGCCGCCGGCGAAACCACACGCCAAAATTGCTACTTTGCCTTGCTGTCTGCGGTCAGATTTTCCTGTCTCTTCGTACTCCAGCAGGATGTCGGTTTCATCTTCATTAAAGATGGCGGCGGCTTCGCGGCAGTAAATGTCACGGCCACCAGCAAACACGTCAAGCACGTCTTGCGATGACCGATGCAGCGACAGCCACGGGTTAACTCGCGCTTCGATTGAAGACCAATCGTATATCACGAACTTTTTGCCTTTTGGCGCTATGATGGACGGGCGCAACATACCTTTCAGCACGTCCGTCACGCGGCGGCCATGATCGGGAACGATCTGGTGTCCGCGCACCATAGCCTGCCGTACTAATGTAGGGTTGTCGGCGCACTTTCTTGGGAAGTTTTGAATTTGAAGCCCAAATGATGAAGCACGCCCAGTAGCGCTGCCTCCTGCAAAAACAAATGCTCCTCTAACTCGAAAATCTTCCTCATCAGCAAGCGCCGCTGCACGTTGGAACTTGGCCACGGACGATGCCCACAGATCGTCCGCGCACTGGATGACTTCCGCAACTTCCGATGGTACTTCATCTGGGTTTTCCTCCGCTAACGTGAGCAGGTTAGCGCGCACGTTCTTGTCAATAGATAGTTTGGTTTCGCCGTCCTTGTGGATGGTGGCCAGCTCAAGCGCCTGCGGCCCTACCCTAGCTAATACCCAATCCTTCATCTTCGGGCTGCGGACGGACTTAATCTCGCCGTGCGTCACCTCTGCGACGATGGACTGTATCTCTGTCAATTCAGTTTCAGCGT